GCGTAAGTTTACTCCTAATATGAGCTGGGCTGATATGTGTGACTCGGATGAAGACGATGATGAATTCTAAAAAATGAAAAAATGAAAACTATAAAAATGAAAAAATGAAAACTATAAAAATGAAAACTATAAAAATAAAAAACTGGTTGTTGTATTTCGGCAGTTTTTTATTTTTAAAATTTTTTATTTTTGATTAATTTATGTAATAATTTATGTAATAATTTATGTAATGATATTTTTAATAAAATTACTATTGATAAAAATATACTCCACATTGTGTATGTATATTTTGTTACTGTTTTTGTTATTGGAATCCCTAATTTTTGAATAAACAGGAAAAATATTGTCCAGATTCCCCACCACTTATCGGTATTCCAAAGTTGGCGTTCTATTCGAATTAATACACAACCTGAAAAATAGAGGTGCAGTATATATGTTAACAATAGAAATATGCAACACATATAGAATATTATATTGACATCGCCTAATAATATATACAAGTATAGTACAAACATTACTAACCAATGGATCATTGTCACTATGTATCCACTTAATGCGTTGTTTTTTGTATATTGGAATAAAAAGTTTTCTATATTTTTTGTTAAATTATTTATTAATTCCTTTTTGTATTCCAGGGATGACATTATAATATAAATATAATTTATATTTTTTAATTGTCGCTGTTATCGTCGTCGCTGTTATCGTCGTCGCTGTTATCGTCGTCGCTAGTGTTTAGATTATCCAAATGTTTTTGTAAATATTCAATGACCTCTTCTTTGCTGTATAATGTGGTTCTATATAATACTTCGCTATTTGGCATTGGAATTGAAACCTCTATTTTGTTATCTAAAATGCTTATCGTAAATTCTTCAAACTCATTATGGTGTGATGTATATGTTATTTTATTTAATTCATTTGTTGTTAGCGACCAATCTGTTGTGTTAAATATATTGTTGAGTTCGACGTAATCGTCACATAAAATCTTGCTTTGGTGGTGTTTTGTTTCCATATGTTATGATTAATATTAATATGTTTTATATCTTTAAATATTTGTGTATATGTTTGTAAATATTTGTGTGTATGTTTGTATATAATGAATAATTATTTAGAACCTAATTTACATAATGATATCAATATTTTGAAACAATATTTTGACAAACAAAATACTCATTTAATAACTAGTAGTCACGCCTTTGAAAATGATTGTAATAACTATATTAAAAACATTATTAAAAAAATTAGATGTTCTGAAAATTTAATAAAATATTTATTATCGTTTAATGGGGTTGATTCAAACTATCGTTTAATGTATGTTTGTGAAATGAATGAATTATATTCTTCGCGAATGCGTGGTCTTGGTTCAGATGCTGGTTCAGATGCAGTTTTTCAAGAAAATCATATTGACGGCCCTTTTGGATTTATTCCTTTTTTAACACTAATAAGATGTATTGTTACTATCTACAATGAAACTGAAATAAAAACAAATATTAAGGGTAAAAATATTGCTTGTAAAATGGGGGAGTTTATTGGACATGATTACAATAGAGATTTACATTTTATTTATGGTGAACAATTAGAAACACAAAAAAGATATGTTTTAAAATTACATTACATTTTATATCCTGAATGGATGCCGTTTTTGTTGGTGGTATGTTTTAAATATTTAAACACAAAATATAATAGTATTGCGCGGAAATTGTTTTTGTATACAATTAATCCAAAAACATATGGGCAGAAAGTTTGTACTTTTTTTGTTAATTTTTTTACGGTGATTTACGCTAAGGGTTTTAATAATTAGTATTCAAATATATTCAAATATATTCAATGCTAATTATTATTTTATTTTTATTTATCATACGCCCCGTATTGGACTTGAACCAATGACATCCCGATTAACAGTCGGGCGCTCTAACCAACTGAGCTAACAGGGCACACCAACATAAATTATGCCTCGCCTCCTCCACAATATATGACATATTATATGTCTTACTCTTTAAAACTATTCATTTATGTATAGCACACCGATAGTTCTATTTTAATAATCATATTTAAATTATCATATATTTATTATAATTATGTTTTTTTTCGCTACTCCTTTTTTAGTTTGATTTTGTTTGCTGTTTGATACCTATAATACCACTGTGGATTTTTTGGTTAATATTTTTAACGATAGCTAATCGTGCAATAATAATATCAACTAGTTATGTTGATTTAAAATTAATTTTAAAAAAACATTTTATATTGCTTTACTTATTAGTAAAGCTGATTGGTCATTAATAAAAGATTACCAATTGGATTTATGCTGGTATCAACCTTGATATGCTCATTTTATTTCTTTTATTAATTTGCTAATTGTTGCGTCTTCACAATTCGTGTGCGCAATCTTTCGCGTGAAAATACTCTCAATGAGCATCGTGCTTTCAGCACTATACGAATATTTTCTGTGACCCCGAAGACCCTTCTCGATGACCCACACGTTTACCTTGACCTACACGATGACCTTGACCCACACGTTTACCTGTTTGCTGGTAACATTTTTTATTAATATAATTTATTAATTTTTTTATTTTGTTTGCTGTCTGCTACCCAATATATAGTAGTGGGCTCACTTTAAATACATTCTTCGCATATATTGAGTTAAATAGTATATAATATAAAGCATAAATAAGGCAAATTGTGGGACATGATACACTTTAATGGATTTAAAATATTATTAATATTAATATTATGGGTAATTTATGTTGCTATTTTTGTGAGACAAAAAGATGCGCGCATTGTGGTGTTCCATATGAATACTATTCTACCGACGAACAACGCAGTAGACCATCATGTCGTGTGGATTATTTCAATGACTATCCTGGTTTGAATAATGGTTATCATAAGTTTAATTAGTTACCTTTGTTGCTGGGTTGATCATTTGTTGATTCGATATCATTTTTAAATATACATAAATATGCCCTAAAAAATATGTAACCAATTAGGTAACCAACTATGGACCCACATGCTAATTGTGAAAGCGTGTGCATTCGAAATACGTACCGCTGATATAATGTTAATAATGCTATACACGATGATATTCCCGTGATGACATTATTTTTTGCAAATAATGATAAATATACTAAATTTGTTACAACTAATTGTGCGTTACCTGATGGCATTCCGTATGATTTACTATGCCTCACATCCTGTCTATTTATTTTTATCGATTTTTTTGGTCTTGGTTGTTTTATTATATTTTTTAATACACCGTTTAATTCAGCTGCAAATGTATTCATTAAAATAATGTAAAGAATGTGATTCGTTACTGTTGTTAGGTTTGTTATTTGGGTCTTTATAATAATTAATATTAAAGTCGTTAGTAATATTATGGGTCCATAATAACCAATTGAATATAAAGTTTTTAATCCTTGTTTTATCATTATAGTATTATTATAGTATTATTAAAGATTTTATAGTATTATTGGGTTTTGTTAATTATTTCTCTCAATAGTTATTATAATGAAATTAAGAGGTGGAAATACTACTAGAAAAAACAGTAAAGGTAAAAACAGTAAAGGTAAAATTAACATTGATGACTTATATAATAGTTTGATGGATAAAAATATGGGTACGCCTGTCGTTCGGGCTAACTCTACTAGAAGAAAACAAGCAAACTATGTTAAACAGAGTAAACCCGAGACAAGTGAAGCAACCAGAGGTGTTATGCATAGTTATGCAATTCGTCATATTAGGGCTAATAATAAGGGAAAAACCCGGACGCGTAGTAACACGAAGAGTAAGTCGCGTGGTAGGTCGTCGCGTGGTAGGTCGTCGCACACTAAGTCGCACACTAAGTCACGTAGTAAGTCACGTAGTAAGTCGCGTGGTAGGTCACGTAGTAAGTCGCGTGGTAGGTCACGTAGTAAGTCGCGTGGTAAGATAATCGACAACAGATATAATCCTTATGATAGTTCATCTGAATTTGAAAAAATAGTCAACGATTTAGTAGATAAACGAATTGAGATAAATAAGAATGGTGTTACAAAAGTTAAACAATCGAGGGGGGATGATGCGCCTGGAACATTTGGACGAAGTAATCGTTGAATTATTGGGCTATCTTAAAATAATATTATAATTTAAATAAAGATACATATGAACGATATGTCGAATAATCGTTTTGATAAGGAGGCTACAATTATTTATAATTTGATAGATAAATTAATATTAGATATGGTTGAAGAACCTATTAAGAAACATGCTACCACAAGTGTGAAACAGACTTGCGGTGATGATTCTAGAGGAACGTATGGATATACTGGTGGTCGCAAATTGTATAGTAGGCAAAAAAATAATAATACTAACTAACGTTTAATATTTAGTTCGCATTTATCAGCACGGATTAAATGATATACATTTTTTTACAATTTTTACAATTTTTTACAATTTTTTATTTAGATAATATATAATGAATCAATTCAATCAAATTCCGGATATTTTATTTTCAGGTTTAGGTAAGGATTATTGCTTCATCTTCAATATCTTTACTTTCCTTTCGCTTTTAACATTAGCTGTTTTTTCCGTCAATATTGTTTCGAATGTTTTTGGTAAAAAGGGTAAGGGTGTTCGCTTTGGAGATATAATTCTGTTTTCTCTATTATTTGTTAGTTACTTACGTGACAGAGTTTTCTACTCTATGTGTGTTAATTAAATTTATGTCATACAATTTATGTGATGTAATTATGTGATGTAATTATGTGATTATATCATTATGTTAGGTAAATATTGTATTTATATTTGTATTTTACAATATTTACGTCTTCGATTTATTATTCAACTGTTACTACTTTGGCTAAGTTTTTTGGTTTGTCTGGGTTTATATTTCTATTAATAGAGAGATAATATGATAATAATTGCAATGGAATTAATGCTATAAGACTACCGTAATATTTGTTATTTGTAACTTTTATGTTGTTTTGGTTGTTTTGGTTGTTTTGGTTGTTTTGGTTGTATATGTGGATTATTGGTGAATTGCGGGATTTTATTTCTTCGTAACAATTAATTATTTTTGTATTGTGTTCTTGTTGACAATTAAGCAATATTACTGGGAAATTGTTATCTAATAATGCAAATGGGCCGTGTTTTAGAGAGCTTGCCGAATAACTTTCGGTGTGAATATAGCTTATTTCTTTTATTTTTAGAGAACTTTCACTGGCTATGCATTGGTCTGTTCCCTTACCTAATATAAACATATTGGTGGTTTTCTCTAATAATGAAGTGGCTATTGTTTGTACCTTGCTCGATGATTGGTTTAGCGTTATCGTATAATCATTGGATAGATTCTGCAATGATGTTAATACCTTTTGGCGTAGTTTTTTATTTATGTTATGCAATTGAGAGAACCATAATGCTATTAATGATAGACACACTACTTGTGATGTGAAAGATTTTGTAGAAGCTACGCCTATTTCTTGTCCAGAATTACAATATACACCACAATCCACTTCGCGCGCTATTAAGGAATCTACTACATTCACTACTCCTATCGTTACAATATGGGTTGTTTCTAAATGTGATACTGGCTGTGATTGACCATACTCTTTTAATAGTTCTATACAACGATATAGATCTTTGGTCTCGCCAGATTGTGATATTAAAATAAAACCTATTGATAGTTCGTTGTTTTTATGAGCGCTTGATTGCGTCATTGGATGGGTCTTGTGTTTTGGTAAATCTAATAGTGATAATTCGGCTCCATCAAATACTTGGACTGTTTCAAAGTTGCAGAGCATTTTAAAATAATATGCTCCATATTGGGCTGCGTTATACGATGACCCACACCCCAGTAAAATTATGTGGCGAATATTTTGCAGCTTCAATAGTTTGCACTTCTCATCTAAACCACCTAGTTTTACTTCACTATCCGTTTTGATTCTGCCTCCCATATTAATGCTATTTTGAATGGCCGTGGGTTGTTCGTATATTTCTTTTATTGTCCAGTGAGCGTATGGTTCTGGTGTCATGTTTTGGCTAAGTTGGATTGTTATGTTGTTCTCATCATATGAATTTGTCGTTGCTATTGTTGGTGCCTTTTTTTCGGTTAGAGAGATTGTACATATATCGTCGTTCTCTAATGTGATATATGTATTTACTTGATTATTAAATCCACTTTGTTCAGACGTAACCATACATAGTTTGTCTGTCTTTCCGACTAATAGAGGAGAACCATTCCTTACACAATACATTTTGTTTGGCTCGCTACAATTAACTATTACTAACCCATACGTACCTCTCAAAATATCTATTGTTGATTTAATCGATTGTATTGTGTTGGTGTTTGGTTGTTCATAATGATAAGATAATAGGTGGGCGATTACTTCTGTATCAGTTTGTGAATTATAAATTATAGATGGGTTTGTTTTACGGAGAGATTCTTTTAATTGTTGATAGTTCTCTATAATCCCATTATGAACTACAATAAATTTATTATCATAAGATATATGCGGATGGGCGTTTTCGTCTGTTTTTGGTCCATGTGTTGCCCAACGATTGTGTCCTAGTGCTATATGGTACTGATTTGATGTATTATCTGCTAATGTTTCGAGTTTTTCGGTTAGTAAATCTAGTGAATTATTTGTGTTAATTGACGAGTATTTATGGACAATTGGAACATCTGCAATAAGACCTATTCCACAGGAATCGTATCCACGGTTCTGAAGGCGGGTTAAACCGTTTATAATATGGTCGATTAATTGCTTTGTATTTACTGTATTATTTTTAAGTATTCCAATTATACCACACATTTGTATTTTGTATTAAACTTGGATTTGTTTTTAATTTGTTATTTGATATAGTAATTTAATTATTAGAGAGATATATCGGCGGTCCTATTATGTTAATTATTGACAATACTTCCAAAATACGTCTCTATTATACCTTTAATATAAACCTAATATAGAAAATTAAAAATATCAAAGATGTGTAGATTATTGAAATACGTTGGGTGTACATTTTTCTTATTTCGCTGTCTACTGCTAGTCCGTTTAATTCTATAAATGGATCTATAACATTAAAATTATCTTTACATAGTCGATTCTCTAACATACTAATAATACATCCGTCAAATAATAAATATAATATTATAATTAATATATAGAATATTAATAACAAAATAAAAGTTTCTTTACTACATATACTCATAATGAGTAGTATTCCGGCAGGTACCGAGTAATGATAGCTTCTAATAATAATTCCTAGAGAATATTCAGAAATACCGGTTCTTCTACATAAATACTCTAATGCATCTATAACATTTATTTTACAAGATTTTGATATTAACATTATATAAATATATCGTTTTTTTATTTTAAAAAAACGATATATTTATATATTTATACATGGAACATTTGATAAATAAGCATCCTTCTACCGATGAAGAACTTCTGGATGCAAATACTTCTAAGGAGGTTGAGGCTTCTAAGGAGGTTGAGGCTTCTAAGGAGGTTGAGGCTTCTAAGGAGGTTGAGGCTTCTAAGGAGGTTGAGGCTTCTAAGGAGGTTGAGACTTCTAAGGAGGTTGAGGAGTCATTTACAAGAAAAGGTGTATCGTATGAGGAACAGGTCGAAGCAGTAAACAAGTATATTTCAATAAA